NTAGCAGAGAAACGCATCCTTGCCCCAGACGTACTCGAGCGATGCTGCCTGGCCTCGCGCTGCGACGTTCTTGAACGCCTTCGCCACCAGCACTCGCTCAACGTCAAACAACTGCGCCAGCACATCAGGCCCCACAACGCCCAACTTCACATACTGCACCTTCTCGATCACCTTCGGATGCAATCGCACCTTCTGGTAAACTTCGTAGGGAAGCACCAGGGTGTTGGGCAACACCTGGACCTCTTGTTGGATCGTGGCTTTCTTTCCTTCCACGGCACTCACTGGATCGCTGTTCGTATAGTCGCTCCACTGGTCCGTGCCCGAGAGAGTTTCGCCCGGAATGTCGGAGCCTGTGCGAATCCTCGTGGCCAGCACGATCTCTTTGTTCAGGTCGATCTTGTCCATGAGGAATTCCGTACGATCAATGTCAGGCTGGATCACGGGATCCGCGTTCTCGCGCTCTTCATCCGGAATCACGGATTCCAGGGCATGGTCTTCGCAGTAGTAGCTGTCGATGCTCAGAGCGAAGTCAACTTCGTCTGCCTCAGCTCCAGGAGCACGCCGATCGTTCGACTGGCGGAAGCGCTCGCGCTCTGCATCATAGATGTAGTACTTGTCGCTCTGCTTGCGAACGGCTACCTGCGGTGCAACGATATCCGCGATGTAGTCCGGGTTGCGATAGGCCACACTGACGTTAGTAAGCGCAGCGTCAATGTGTACTTGGGAAACTTCTGGCATGGTTCCACTCCTTTCTGTTTAGGATTTTCCTGCTCTCGCTGGTCCGCGGAGGGCAGAATTCGCACTGCCCGACCGCGAGCTTCAGCGGTGCATCGGCATGAAAACCTTGTCTCCATGCCGCGCTAAGAAATCTTATGGTGCGGTGCGTTCGTGCAACGAGAGAAACACGTCAATGATGTCTCCGTCCGCACTGGCCGCTGTTTCCGCAAAGCCAACACAGTTGATCTTTGTTCCGGAAGTCTCATCAATGGCTTTGACTTTGCCGGAAGTGCCTGCAATGTTCACCGGTACGCCCACTGAAATGGCGCCAGCAGCAACCGCACTGGCAATTCCAGCCTTGCGAACACTTACGTTCTTGTTCTGAAGGCTCTGGCTGTGCATGGTGACACCAAGGATGGCGCCCGCATTAGCCGCGCCGGGCAAGGCACATTCGCCAGCATTGGTTCCTTGAACAACAACCAGGTTCGCATCAACGCCATTCGCATCGGTGACCTTGTAGGCCTTGTCGAGGATGTAGCTTGGCATTCTTCTAACCTCCTTTTCATAGAATGAGTCGCGCCTGATCGAAATGCTCCACGCCCATCAGGGTCCGTGAGCGTCAATACTCTTTTGCTACGGCTTTCAACGCATCCACGTAGCTAAGGCCAGGGTTCTGTTCCTGAAAGGCCAGAACCTTGCGATGCAGCTCAACGGAGCTGCGGCTCACAGGGGCCTGAGCCGTGGGCTGTGGAATTGCCGTATCGCGCCGGGTGCTCAGCGCATCGTCCTTCGCCACTTCGCCCAACGGCAAGATAGGCGGCAAACTTGTAAGGAATGCCTTGAACCACTCGAGCGGCGTTATCTGCTCTTCACCTTCACCAAAACGGCTAACTGCAAGGCCAGCCTCCTGGTCAAGCAGATCATCGAGCGATTCAAGAAAGTCCACGATGCCGAGTTTTTCCCACGCAGGGATGAACTTACCCTGCTGCTTTAGCGTCTGGCAGAAAGCCTGGAGCTGTGTACGGCGCTGCGCCTGGCGCATTGTAGCCAGCTCTTGCTCGGCATGCTCCTTCTCATTCTGGAGTTGGTGCAGGGCAGCATCCGCTTCAGCCATCTGCGCCGTCTCTACCCGGGAAGCTTCCTCTGTGGCTATCGCGATGTCTGTCGCTACCTCAGGCTCTTTTTCGGAAGTCGCTGCATCGGGCTGATCTGCCTCAGCCGTAGTCGTGCCCGGCTCGGAAAATTCAATCGCCACAAACTCACCTGCATCGTGAAAGATCGGATCTGCCAGGCCTTTGACTTCTGGAATGCGTGCTCCCAGGAAGCTCAGTGCGCGCAGGTATGGCCTGCCGGTCTGCTGAAATTGCTGATAGAGTTCAACGCTGCGCTTTTTAAACGCGCCTTGCTTGAGTAAATCCCGAAACTGCTGATCGAGATTTTTCAGACGTGCGATCAAGAGATCGCCGCCACGCCGCAGACTTCGCACCCAGCCAAACGCCGGGCCGCTTTGATGGTGGTCAATGGTTACCGGCGCTTCGTGGAGCTGCGTATCATAATCCGCAACAAGTGCGTCAAGATCCTCCGGTGTATACTGGCCTTTTTCTCCGTAATCACCGGCACGAAAGACTTCGACTTCGAGTTCTTGTGTCAATTCCCTCACTCCTTTCTCCTCTGCTTCTGTAGAATTGCGAGCGGACCAAAGCCATTGACATACGGCCAGGCCTTCGAGCCGCTCGTCTCGTCGAACTGACGAGCTACTGAGGACAGGTTTGAAACCTGCCCCTACAACTCAAGGGGCGGATTAATCCGCTTTTTCTTCACGTAATACTTCTTCACGCGGATCTTCGCGTCGCGTGCCGACCTGCTTCAGCGAAACTTCTTGCGGCTTACTATCCCCGGCCGACGCGGATTTCATTGGCGCAGGTGGCCGATCGCCCCATGGAACCGGCGGCAGACCCAGTGTGCGCCGCACTTCATTGATGGTCAACACGCCAAACTGCAAATGATATTGATACAGGTTGTTATCATCGTAGCGCAGCACGCGCTCCTTATCTACAGGCACAGGGCGCTTGTACTTTTCATAGAAGTAGCTCAACGGAAGCGGCACACCAAGGCCTACGAGTTGCTTGTCAATGTTGACCTCTTCGTCAAGGCCCTCATCAGCTGAGGTATCAATCATAAATCGTGGACAGGGCGTCTCCGGCCCGAAATTGAACTGCACAAGCCATGGGATGAGCTGAGAATTCATGACGCTCATCAGGGCCTTGGCATCGGCTTCGATGTATTCATTGCGCACGGCTTCGTGGACGCGGCCAAGGGCGAGACTGCCTGAGCGTCGGCCTTCGCTGGTTGTCAGCGTTGCGCCAAGCACAATCTTCGAGATCTCGTCGTTACACCAGTCAGCCAGATCCTTATATGAATTGATGGTGCCGGTGCGCTTGGCTTCCAGAAACTCTATGACCACATTGTCGGGGATCGTGATGCCGGTATCGTTCTGAAGGCTTTCAATGACTTCGAACAGGCGCTTACGCTCTTCCTCTGAAGTGCCCACGCGGTATTTGCCAATGACCGTTGGCGAGCCGAACTTTTCGTTGAAGATTACCCAGAACTTTAGATTGTTCTTCTTGAACCAGTAGTACCAGTAGGCTTTGCAACAGAGACCTTTGCCATAGGGATTGTCGTTCATGGCGTTGAAGGTGAGGACAAGGAACTTGCGCGGAGGAAGCGGCACACCCCAGAGTGCGGAGCCCGCGGTGCTCATGGGGCTGGCGAAACCGCTTATGATAGGAGTGCGCGAGGCAGGCGAACTGCTCTTTATCTGCTGTGCATACTCTTTGGACGGGTTGAGGAGTCGGAGCTCGCCCTGGGCGTCAAAGACAAAACGACGTTGATGACGACTTTTGATTCTGCTGACTGCTACCTGCCCGTCGCGCAACTCCCAGAGGACTTCAGCCACTGCGAAGCCTTTGCCCAGGGCGTCGAGAAGATTGTAAAGTACCTGATCGAAATTACTGATGGCCTGTAGGCGCTCTTCAACGAAACGAGCTACAGCCTGGTCGCGTGGGTCGTCGGATTCAGCCTGGATGCGGCGAGTGCGGCTCAACACGCCATTCTTGCGCGTCTGGAGCACTGAGAAGAGATGGCCATCTTTATCTTCCATTTCACTGTAGAGATCGTAGATGGAAAGATGGTAACGACTGGTGGCGCTTTCGCTGCGGAGAATCTGCGCTGGCGTATCCCAGCCGGTATAATCGCGCAGGCCAAGTTCATCGTCTGGCCGCGCTATTTCCTGGATCACAGGTTGATCCGCCATGATCTGCCTTCCTTT